TGGCTTCGATTGCATCTTTCCAGTTAGGCTTGATGTAACTGGAAAGATCCCATGTCTGCCATTCTGTTCCTCTGCGTTGTAGGGCGGTGTAATCTCCGTCTTTTTTAACGTACTCCAATACGGCTCTTTTTGAACGAACTGGCTGAATATTGGGATGTCGGCCTCCGATGTCGAATATTCGTTCGTTCCTCGTTGAGAATGTTGATTCGAATTCGATGAAGACATGGTGGTGCGTTCCTCCATCTTGGTGTGCTTCTTGTGCCTCGACATAAGAACAGATAGCGGGGGTAAACTGACAGAAGAATGTCCTGAGGAGTGGTCTGAAGTTGTCAGAGCACTGCGGATAGGTGATGAATACTCTTCGTGTTCGTAGCCGAAAGTTGTTTTTGCGTGATGCATCTCCGGTCATGAGCGAGCTGTTTAATATTACTACAGCTCGCGGTTTAGGCGCCCCACCCTTTATATAGGGCTGCGCCCCCTCAGCCACCCAACGCCTCCCAACGCCTCTCTTCAGCCCCCTCAGCCATACGTTTCATCCCGTTTAATATGGTTAAACGCCGTGGTCGAACTATGTCTCGTAGACGTCGTAAACGTCGTCGTACAGCTAAGCCTAGGTCCACATGGACCGTTAAGAAGAAAATGGTGAAGCAAGCCATCATGGGCATTGCTGAAACTCGTCGATACCGGAATCCTTTTGTCACAGACCTTTTGACAAAGAAGATATTATATATTAATGGTCCCCTTCAAGATATTGAGCAAGGGGATCAAGACTATCAACGGGAGGGTTCGTCCATATTCCTGCGTGGTATCAAACTCCACTTGCAGGTATGGCCCCGTACGGATCATTCCCTCGGTATCAACTGCACCGGAATCGAATACAATTGTGTACTTCTTGCATTATGGCTGCCGGAGAATATTAGTACACAGTCAGTTGGTTCTCCAGTATGGACCAGTATCACAGACCCCCAAATTGTATTACCGCAAGGCGCTACTGCCCTTGCTAATACAGATGAACGTGTTCTTTTGGGTCCGTACGAATGCAAGAATATTAAAGTAGTGTGGAAGAAACGTTTCAAAGTTGCCCCTTATCCTCTCGCCACTATATTAGATGGCGAAACTAGTTATGCACCCGCTAGGGTTAAATATATTACGAAATATCTGAAGTTTGGCCGGAAGATTCAGTTTTTAGATCATGGAAATGCAGTTTCCGCATTCACAAAATGGAAGAATTTATATTTTGCTGTATATTATGATACTGTACAAGATTCATTTGGTCCCGGACCTGATGTTAATTTCGCTTTGGATACTACTGTATATTGGAAGGACTTCTAGGTCTAGGTGGCGCGGCTCCGGAGGGCCGCAGCCTAGGTCTAGGTGCAGCGGCTCAGAGAGCCGCCTGGTTAGGTTAGGAAGGTTAGGTCCGGGCCGGCCGCAGGCCAAAAAGTTATATATTAAAATAAAGGTTCTGTAATTTCAGCAATTACAGCGTTACGGATTACATAAGCCCAGTCCCATAAGGTTAAAATTTGTTCAAATTCTGGGACGTTAAAAATAAAGATGCTAGGTTTGCCCCAAACTACAGATTTCTTTTTTCTATATTTATCAGTTACAGTGAATTCTTGTTGACATCCAATCCAGGGTTTCCAATTATGCCCAAATAATGTTGGATGGATGTCGTCGAATACCCCGTAGGTTACGGAAGAATCAAGTTTGTCCACGTTGAACATGTTGCACATGTAAAAGTGATCTCCTTGCGACCTAGCCCATAGGGTTTTACCAGTCCGCGTTGGCCCGTATAACACCAGGGACATCGGACGTCTTGATATCTCATGATTGAGATTGTTGGATTTCCAGAGAGCCAGGATTTCCGTGTCTCGGAAGGACTGGATATCGTATTTAGACTGATAGTTGATTCTTCGTCTGAACAGCTCATCTCCGTACTGCATGATGTTAGATCGCTGAAGGACCCAGTCTCTGGCGTTGGCGAGTCGGGCCAGTCTGAAAAATTCGTCTTTACTTTTGGCTTCGATTGCATCTTTCCAGTTAGGCTTGATGTAACTGGAAAGATCCCATGTCTGCCATTCTGTTCCTCTGCGTTGTAGGGCGGTGTAATCTCCGTCTTTTTTAACGTACTCCAATAC